CTCGGCTTATCCATAGCCTCTACTTCCACTGCTGTTCTACTGCCTGTCATAATAGTAGTAGCGTAAGTACTAGAGCAACTAAACACATGCTTCTTATTCTTACGTTCAGCGTATACTACATGGCCGAAGTACTTAGCTACGTTACGAGAGAAGTTACGAGTACCACCTACAGGTACAAGAGTCTTCTTCTTGCCTTCAGTCTCTACCTCAGCTTCATGACTAATGACTACTACATTGTATCTAGCCTGCTGTAAGTGAGACAAGAAGATATCAAGTAGCTTACCTAAATTACCCCAATCATCATAGTCTAGCTTATAGTCATCAGGCTTGCCCTTAGTTATGTGAGCTATAGCTGAGTTAGTAAGCTGAGTAAGGGAGTCAAAGATTACTATAGTGTTATGGTCAAGGGCTGGTAGATTGGTATTGATTACCTCTGCCTCAGCTCTCTTACATATCATACAGTTAACCTTACCGTGCGCTTCACATATAACTACCGGCCCTTTAACCATCTTAAGTACTGTCTCTATAGCAATAGGATAGTCTCTGGTATCAGGCAGGTTCACTAGCTCTATGTTCTCTTGCCATGCTTCAGGTAGCTGGAACAGAGTATCATGTCCGTTCTCCATACCTACGTAGATAAGCTTAAAGTGCTCAGCTAACTCACCAGCTATAAGAGTCTTGCCTGTCTTAGGCGCTCCGTATACAATCACACTGGCAGTAGCATTAGCCTTAAGAGATTTTAGGTTAGCCATTAGGAGATACCCTCCCATATACTCTGACGTAGCTCAGAATCTTCGTCGGACTCTTGTTCTGGTGCTTGAGCATGTAAGGGGTTCTGTAAATTACAACGCAAGAATCCAAGCTCGTACTCAGATAACTCTAGAGTATAAACTGTAGTTTGGGTTACGTTTAATGTAGCCATTAGCTAGTACCTGCATCGTCTTCTGCTTCTGCCCATAGGTGCTGCTTCTTATCTTCTGCAAAGACAGTCCAGCAACGTATGGTACAGGCAGACTCATCTAAGTTAGACATAAGCTTCTTAGGGAACCACTCTTCTAACATCTCACCAGTATTAGTGTTGAGTATGTTAAGTAATATAGCCCGCTCGGTACAACGCTCAATGCTTTGGAATACAATAGGAGTACTAGTAGCTATACGAGTGTCGTACTTAATACCGGAATCGTTCTGGTAGTTAAGGGGTACAAGTGATACCATAGGCTCATGTGCTGGAGTAGGGTCTACTGGTATAGATTGTGTAGCCCAGTCTGGCGGAGCATGACCTCCCGTATAGCGTTCTGGGTTATCGTCATCTGAGTGATGCATTAGCTGTTTCCTTTATCTATTTGACTAGCTACTAAGTCGTAGAAGTCTACATGAAATTGATACTTAGCTAAGTCTTCGGCTATGGAGTCCACTACTTCTTGTGTTAACTCATGTCCCCTAGCTAAGTTCTCGGTACTCATAGTGCAAAGACTTAAGTACTCACAGTCGCGGAAGAAATCAAAGCAAGCTTCTCCATGCATAGGGTGAGTATTAAAAGATTCGTATAACTTAATACGCTCTACATCTATAAGCAATTCTTGTAACCATAGCGCCCGTTGCAATAGAGACTTTCTAAATGGAAGCTCTACGTAATCATAGCTCTTGGTTTCGTATACTAGGTACAGTACTAAGTAAGAGCTAAGCTCAGGGAATAGTATATCTAATACAACACTATAGCCTACTGCCTGTCCTGAGTTCTTATACATAGCAGAGTTAGCAGTACCAGAAGAAGTCTTATTCTCCAGTACCATTATCTCTCCAGTAGTCTTGTGCTTAAGTACTGCATCTACGAAGCCACGATAAGTAAACCCATCAGGCATATGAATACAGAAGCTTAGCTCTATAGCTGGCTTGCCTTGGTAGTATACTAGCTCATAGTCATCTAAGAACCCATCACTTAGCAGGCTCTGAAACTTTTGCACAGCAAACTGAGCTAACCAATAGCTCTTGTTCTGTCTAGGAGTTTCATCTAGTAAGTGAGTGTCCCAAGCAAGAAACGTTTCTAGTATTACCTTATCTGGATTGTTAGGATTCTCTAGTGCAGAGGCTACTCCCGTACCTACCGCATGACCGTAAGCAAAGGTAACTCCCTGCTCAGATTCTTTCTCTGTTTTTAGAGATATCTTACGAGAACCTAAACGGTATAGTTGATTCTTTCTAGGACACTTGTGCATAGTAGTACGAGAGGAGTGAGACATAAGTTTAAGCCTTGGGTCTATCTCCCCTGCCCCTAGCTCTATGAAGGTGACTGGTATAGTAGAAGCTGCTTCATCTAGAAAGCTAGTAGCACTGTTAGAGCCTATAGCTGAGTCCAGTGCAGGCAATGAAGGCAAGGACAGCTCATCTAAGATGCTGTCTATCTTAACTGCCGCACGAGCTTGCTTAGCTGGAGCAGACGCAGTACCTAGCTTATGTTTAGCTAGCATAGCTGCAATACGTTCTTTGCTAGTACTCATTAGTATAAGTAATCCTTTGGTATAGACTTAGCACAGTATACATACATAGCTACACGTATCTTTAAGTGTGTAGTTAAGTGTTGGTTAGTGTACTTGCGGCCTAGTAGTTTTGTACTAAGCATAGTAGCAACTGCGCTAGTCTCGTAGCCGCCAAACAGGGCAGGTACATTTTTAATAGAGGGGTAGCTAGGTATGTATAACTGCTCTGCTGTAGGGCATAACCAATCTAGCAGTAGCTTAAAGCCTTCCATGTAATCTATGTAGCAGTCATGGCTAGACTTATTGTATAGCTCTAGTAGCACAGGCAAGGGAGTACGGACAGTAACTAACTCAGAGCGCATGTTAGTAGGGTCTTCCTTAAGAGCAGCAAACCGCTCAGCTAAGGTAGTTGGACTACTCATCCGTGCGTACCTAGTTCATTGCATAGCATAGCCCATGCACGATTCTTATCGCAAGGCTTACCTTTATAAGTAGCATTGAATACAGTCTTAACTAGTGCCTTACCTTCTGCTTCTAGGTGAATTGCTTCTCTTTCTAGCGTACATATCCTAGCATCTAGCTTTCTACGCACATCACGCAAGCTATCTATAGTAGTCTGGCTTAGCTTAGCCTCCCACTCCAGCTTAGTAATCTGACTTATGATATCTGCTTTTTCTTTACTACCTAATAGAGTAGCGCAGCAATCAGTCTGTATTTGCTTACATAAGGGAGACAGCGCAGGGGGTGGAGTGTTATATGAGCGAGCCATTATAAATCATCCACTGTCATTTTAGACATAGCCTTACCGGTCTTAGCTTTCTTAACCGCACCAGTAGAGATGTTAGTATTAGTTTGTTTCTTTAAACCGCGCACTAGGATAGAGCATTCCTGTTCAGATAGTATAGTAACTACATCAGGGTCTTGCTTAAGTGTACGGTGTATATCACGTAAGAGTACGGATATGTTAGGCACTTCGTTAGTTAGCATATCTTCTAGCTGAGCTAGCTTCTCTTGTACTGCGAAGGCTTGGGTAGGATTAGGTGCTGTATTAATAGGTGTCATAAGGAGTGTATCCTAGGTTAGCTGGTTAGTTAATTTTTGTAGAGTTTTTAGCAGGGGGATTATACCACCCCGCATCTAAGGTACGGTCCTTAGTTTGAGTCATACAACAATTGGACTCTTACCTCTTTTTATTTAGACTAAGAAGGGTGCGCAATCATAACTTAGTAATACTTTATAGCGTATATAAGACCGGAGTAGATTCTATAAGGGTAAAGCTTAGAATCTTTCCTTGGCTTGCGTAGGCTAACTTAAACTTTTTCTTATCTTCTAGCATAAGTAAAGCCCAACCTTTATCCATATCTTTTTCTTTAATAACTGCCTTGATTATACGAGCATGTAGTGCAGGGTCTGCTGCAAGTGTAGCTGTATAGCTAGGTGGTTTGTTTAATGCGTTCCAGATAGGTTGGTACTTACGCATATAGATAAGGGTTCGCTATAGTAGAAGTAGAAGTAGAAGTAGAAGTAGATAAGGGCTTTTTAAGTAGACCGCTCTTAGTGCTATAGGAAACCAGCTAAAGAAACTACAGCGAACGGTCTTATTAAAAAACCCTACACAGTTTAGTATGTAGGGAGAGAAGGACTTAGTATAGCTTAAAGATTAGCTAGTAAGTCTTCTTCAGAGATGTTAAGGAACGTATCCGCTTTGTTAAGTAAGAAGTCAACACACTCTTCAAACTCTTCAATGTTAGGTGTATTCTCCGTGTACACAGCTAACTGCGCTACTAGTAAGTTAAGGACTGGTTCGTTAGTCTTAACAGAAGCAAGCTTAGATACCAAGATCTTAGCAGCGTTAGCAATCTGTTCAACAGTCTTACCTGTAATATCAGGCATAACTTCAACGTAGTCCTGACCAAACGCTTCCCAAGTTTCTTTAGGAATACCACCGCCACGACGTTGTGCTTTAGGTATTTTAGATATAAAGTCCCAGCTTACAGACTCTACAGGAAAGGTAGCAGCAGTTAGCGTAGTGTTATCTTGTAGTAAGTCACGTGCTTGGCTGTTTACGATACCTTCCATTGCGTCCATAAGAAGATCTAAGCCTTTACCGCCAGCTTCTAGGATAGCTACGATACCTTGTACAGATGGGTAAGGCATAGCTAATACTACTGGCTCACGTACTGTTTCGATACCTGTATCTTTATCTTTAGACTTCTTAAAGTTAAACTGCGTAGCTTTGGTAGCTACATCGAAGTCGTAGTTAACTTGAATGTTCTCAAGTAAGGCTGCCATTTCTTCTGGCGTAGGATTAACGGCTGCTATAAGTACTGGGCCTTTAGGTGTAGCTACAGTAGTGTCACTTACAGGTGCTTCGTTATCTTGGGTAGTTGTCTCATATTCTGGCATGTTAATTATCTCGCTTAGGTTAGTTAGCTTGGTTAGCTAGGTTTAAAGATTAAACAGTTGGGCGGTGTTTGATTTGTTGCCCAACCGAATAATCAGTATACTTAATATTAGAAATACGTCAAATTGTTTTTTACTCTAGCGTAGAAGCTACTTATACTTTGCACTGTACTCAATATCTAATTCAACTAGCTTAAGGGTAGCTCTAAGCTTAGTAGCTTCGAATAGACGTAAGTCTCTGCGTATGTCATCTTCCGTATCCCACTGTACATTGGCAGGATCTTTTAAGTAAGCTAACCGTTCTTTGCAGTAGTCTAGCTTACTGCTCTGCTTATCTACCTCTAGCATTAGCTTAAGTAGCTTCATCTGCTTATTAATATTATCTATAAGTACCAGAGAGCTGTCACTAAGAAGGCAGATTTTAGGTATATCAGGGTGCATAGGTACAGCACTTGAATCTATAGGCCGTATGATAAAGTTAATTAGCCAGTTAAACTTTGTATGCATAGACTGTAAAGTAGTACGTTCAGTGTATGCTTCGTTAGCAGGATGAGTACGTTTTTTCATTGGCATTAGTTTAGTTTTCCTTTAAAGAAGATAGCTTTCTCAGCTAAGGTATTACCCTTAATACGCTGGGATAGTATACCTTTAGTGAATGTAGTAGGCTCACAGATTACATAGAGTTCTTCTCTAGCTCTAGTGATACCAGTGTATAGTAACTCCCGTTGTACCATAGAAGAATGAGACTGGTGTAAGCAGAAGAATACCTTGCGCCACTCAGAGCCTTGACTCTTATGTACAGTTAGTGCGTAGCTATGAAGTAATGCATTAACATCTGCACTCTTATACACAGTGATTACCTGCTCTGTATCTAGTAACTTAACTACTATCTTATGGCTAGCTTGTGTAACTCGGTCTTCCGTAGCTGCTACTGCATCAAGTAAGAAGTCTACATCTTCTGTATCATAAGCTTGGAAGCTAGATTCATTACCTATGTTAGGGTTATGTCCCCAGTAATCTAATGTTCTAGAAGGCGGCTGTACCTTACCTCCGGTGTACGCTGGGTTAGGTAATATCTCTACTATCTCAGCATCTTCTCGGTCATACAGTACCTTATCTCCCTCCGAGAAGTAGTGCTTGTTAAAGCCTGCCATTACTTCATAAGTCATTAGGTTATACTTACGTGCTATATGATTAGCTATGATTTTATTAATCTCTATAGTGCCGCAGGCTTTATTATAAGGTATAAGTATCATATCCTCGCTAGGTGCATAGACTCCCTTATCTATAGCAGACTTAAAGAAGGCACCTAACGTCATAGCTGCATGTTCTGCACTAAGAGGTTTCTTCCAAGGGTGCAGTGTTAGCTGGTTAGGAGTAGCCCAGTCTGCGTACTCAGCTAAAGGTATAGGCTTACCAGATAAGACTCTATGTGCTAGTCGTATTATAGGAGACTCTAGTGCTTGTCTATATACCTGAGTTAGCTCTACTACTGGTAACTCTAACATCTTAAAGCCTAGTATAGCAGAGCCAAATACAGGTGGTAGTTGCTGTATATCACCTATGAATATCCACTGTACTTCATGCATTAGTGCTGCTTCTATCTCAGCATAGAACTCTACACTTAGCATAGAAGCTTCCTCTACTATAATGGTAGATATAGACTCCGGTAGTGGGTTAGATGCATTACGTGCAGGTAAGAAGCGCATAGTGTTCCTAGTTAGCCCAGTCTCAGGGTCTTCTACCTCGTAATACTCTGGCTGGTACTCTAATAGCTTATGTCCTGTAATACAGTTGTTTTGCATGTCCTTAGACTGTACCTTACGTATATTGTTAACTGCGCGGCGAGTATAGGATATGATGATTATACCAGCTCCGCCGTCTACTAGATGTGAGTGGCCGTCAGCTTGTAATGGTGCACTTAGTCCACTAGCTATGATAGCTTGTATACCTCCTTGGCTACAAGTAGTCTTACCTGTACCTGCTGCTCCTATAAGTACCGCACTCTTGCCTGTAGATACTGTATCTATAAACTCTTGCTGCTGGCTATTGTAGTTAATTACTTCTCCGTGCATACCAGTAGTCTGGATAGGAGTAGCTATAGTTCTAGTAGTAGATGTAGTAGGCACTGCTGGTGTAGCTACTACTTCTACTGTTACCTCTACTTCTTCTATAGGAGTAGATAGCTTAGTGCTTTCCTTAGATGCAGCTACTCTTAGCGCAGCTATACGTTCAGCTAAAGATATAGGTAGCGGTGCTGGTGCTGGCTTAGGTACTGGTACTGGTACTGGTAGCGGTTCCGGTTCCGGAGCTACTACTGCCTTATTAGCTCTAGCCTTAGCTAGAAGTTCTGCCATGTTTAGTTTAGTCATCTGACTGCAATCTCCATAAGGTAGTAGGGCTAGCTAAAGTAAGCGTACTAAGGTTCCCTTCGTCATCTAGTATTACTAGCTGTATGGAAACACCTTCTACTACTTTAGTTACTGATTGTACCTTGTAGTAGGTATCTAAGCTGAACTGTGATTTAAATATAGGCTTAAGCTGCTTAAATCTTCTCCTCATCTCCTTATCACTAGGTGCATATATATACTTACCTACTAAGGCAAAAGCATCTTGCTGGTTAAAGGGTATGTTTAGTTTTACTTTATCTTTAGGCATCTGATTTAGTTCCTTTGTCTGCGGCTACTAGTGCAGCTTTCTTAGCTACTTTAAGCCTGTTCTGTGCTACTCTATAAGCTAGCTTGGCTCTTAAGAAGTCTACGCTAGAAGAATACTCAGAGCTACTAGGTTCTTTATCTGGTGCATTAGATATAAGGATAGCTAACTCTGCTTCATTCTTTTGTATTACTTCTCTGTCATTTAATGTAATGCTAGGTAATAAGGTATAGCCTACGCTCTGCGAGTCACCGCCTAGATAGTCTATGTGATTCTTAATACCGGCATCTAAAGTCTTAGTTAGGGTATGGAAGTGTATAGAGCCTACGTCTATGTTAGACTGACAGAACTCCTTTACTTCCTTAAGTAAGGCTAAGGGTGTATTGAACATACGGGCGCGATTAAAACTGTTAGCTATAGTAGTCTTATACAGTACTATCTTATCTTTAGGAAACTCTGCTGCCCTAGAAGCCCAGTGCGCTACAGTCTGTGCCATTACTTCCGGTTCAGTACTAGAGTTAATAAGAACAGTAAGCTTATTAGTTAGGCGCTTAAGAGACTCATATTCTTTTTCATCTAACTGAGCTTCACCAAAGTTATTTATGTTCTTACGCCAAGCTTTAATCCAGTTAGGTATCTGAGCTAGTGAGCAATTATCATAGGTAACTCTAAACTTAGGTTGTACAAAGTGCGGGTGTAGTATAGCTTTAGACTGAGCTAATACTTCTACTAACTGGCGTATATTATTCTCTATAAGAACAGCAGTCTGTAGGTTTAAAGGAGCTAAGGAGCTAGGGTACTGCCAGTCTATAGAATCACTAGAATGTAGTAATGCCATGAATAGCAGATAGGTATCTGTAGGTATTAGCAGCCCTCTACAGTGGCGTATGTATAGCTTATGTAGCTGCTTAGAGCTAAGAGTAAACACAGGGTGTATATAACCCTCTGTATGATCTATAGCTAAGAACTCTAAGTAACTAGTCTGGAACTGTAGTCCAGAGATAGCACAAGTGACTTTAGACATTAGCTAGACTCCAATAGAACTCATTAGCTAAAAACGCACAAGTACTTGCACCTAGTAGTATACCGCACTCAAAGCCAGTGTCGTCTAGTATCTTTACTACTACTGTACCATCCCCTAGGTAATCAAAAGAGATGAGTACTTCTACTATAGCGTAGCGTTTCTTAGGTGTTATGTCTAAGATAGGCCAGTCTATAGACCTATTTAAGTAAGGTGCTGCTACCTTTTTGCTTATGTTCCAATAGACTTCTCTACCTACTAGTGTAGATAGCTTAGACAGTTTTGGTAATCTAATTCCTTTAGTATTCATTAGTCTAGCTCCTCTGCTGCTGCTGCTGCTTTGTTTTCATAAGCTGCTTCTTGTGCTGGAGTCATTAGGTCATGTAAGTACATATGCTCCATAGCAGCTTCTAGCTCATCTATAGAGCAACTGTCTGGATTAAGTAAGTACTTAGCGTAGCATAGCTCCCAGCTTTCTTCTTTAGTTAGCTGCTCTCTATACTCTACTAATGCAGTACTAGCTGATTCAATAGGAGTGCCACCTAAGTCTAGTAGTTGCTTTTCTTCCTTAGTAGCAGTACTTAGTATAGAAGAATAAGCTGGTAGTACTGCTGCGTTTTCTATCTTAGTTTGGAATACACTTAGTGTACTTACTACAGATAGACTTAAATCAGAGAGTGGATTCTCTGCCTTAGCTAAGTGTAGTATATGTGTTATCTGTAGGCTTGTAAGTACTGGTCTGTACTTAGTGGTTTTGTTCTTAGATTTAGTGCTGGTATTCATAGTGGTGTCACCTTTACTTTAAAATCAACTGCGTTCATTTCTACTATCATATCACCTAGTATAGAGTGAGCGTAAACAGTAGCTGCATACTCACTGCTAGCTCTCATACGTAAGCTTATCTTTTGCGGCTCCATTAGGGAGCAGATAAGTACTAAATCTATCTGATAGTGTGTGGTAGGTACATCTGTAAACTCTGCTGTGCTGGTACACATAAGGTTATAACTCCATTAAGCTGGTTTTAGTGTTAAGTACTATCTTTAGTAATCCTAATGTGCCTGCTTTATTACTAGGTAAGTACATGTTTTTAATATTAGCATACACTCTATAGCTAGGTGTACGGTAGTAGTTCTTAAGCACCTTTCCGTCCGGTGCTACTAATAGATGTGTAGGCTCAGCTATATCTCTTCTAGCTATATCTAAGTTTTTAGCTGTAGCTTCTGGCTTAGCACCTACAAAGATAGCAGCTTGCTGCCATTTAAAGCCATGCTTAGCTTCCGGTCCTGCCATAGCATGAGCTATCTCATGTAATATAGTATCTCTTACCTCAGACTCAGGTAAGCCTATAGTCCAGCGAGTAGATAGCTCTATAGTAGTAGTACGATACCGGCACAGACCTAAAGCAATAGTAGAATCGTTCCACTTAAACTCCCAGCCTGAGCAAGTAAGGTGCTTAGCTATAAGACTCTCTGCTAGT